AGATATTATGAAAGGTGTTGCCGATACCGCGACGCCTGGCGGACTGTTGACAGCAGAAGCATCGCAAAAAGCCGATCGAACCAGCCTGACAAATATCACCAAAATGACCGATAGCGCGGTTAGTTTCGAACGCACGGCGCGTATGAATTTTGACAATGCTTTGCGTCTTGCGCCAAAAGGTGTGCCAACCGATCTTGGGCCATGGATCAACAAATGGGTTCAAGACGGGCAGACCGCGCTTGGCAATAAAGACGTGCCAGCCTACGTCGCAGCACTTCTTACCGGCGCAAACGAATACGCAAAGATCATGAACGGTAGCACCGGGTCGCAGGGCAGCACTGTGGATAGCCGACGTGAAGCCGCCGCAATGTTCAGCAGCGCATATAATGTCGATCAGATACGCAACGTTCTGGAAAGCGTCGCCTATCCAGATATGGAGAACCGCAAGCAATCCCTTGATGGTCAGTTGAATGAAATTCGTGGCCGCATCGGTGGTCAGGGGCAACAACCGAATCAACCGCAACCGCAAGCGGCCCCTATGGCGATAGGTCCAGGCGGGCACAAGGTCATGTGGAATGGCAAGGCGTGGGTTGATGCCCCCGGACAATAATATACCGCCGCCCCCGCCCGGATATACGGTTATACCGCCGCCCCCGCCCGGATATTCGCTTATTTCGCCCGGCTCAACGGGGCAGCAGTCGCAGCAGCAGCAGCCGCGGCAAGCCGCGCCACAACCCGCAAGCCAGGTCCGCCCGCTCTCCCCCACTGCCACGGGCAACCCGCGCGCAAACCGCCTGCTGCGCGAAAGCGGCGAGGGTGTCGATCCTACCATGTTGAAGCGCTTTGGTATGGGTATGCTCACCCCGCTCGTCGGAATCGGCCAGAAGGGCGCGGACATTCTCGGCGGTGGGCATGATGCAGGCGCGGACGGTGCCGCCGCGGAGTTCCTTGCAGCAAAGCAGCGGCTGGCAAGCCAGGCCGGAATCAAGCCAGGCCAGAACAACACGGCGGACACTCTGGGCCAAATAGCCAGTCCGGTGAACTATGCCGGCGGCGCGCTCATAAGGGGCGGTGGCATGGCTGCGCGCCTTGGCGCCGCCGCGTTGGCCGGCGCGTTCTCTGGTGGCACCCAGCCAGACGCATCCGCGAATCCTCTGGTCAACGCGGCCAAGGGCGCGGGGTTCGGCGCTGCCGGTGGTCTGGTCCTTGGCGCAGGTGCCGAGCTGCTCGCGCCGTTCGGCCTCGGCGTAAACGCGATGTATCGGTATTTCTCCAAGGCGAGTGGCGGCGATGCGATCCACGACGCGGCTGTCGCAAAGATTTTGGCGAAAACCGAAGCCGACCAAGCTGGGGGCGGGCCTTCCGCAACGCAGGCTATCGCGGCCACAAATGAGGCCAGGGCACGCGGCGCGCCGATGGCCTTGGCGGACGCCGGCGGCAAGAACCTTCGTCGCCTGGCCGGCAGCCTGAGCCGGGCACCGGGGGCGCCGGCGGCACTCGCTGAAAAGCATGCGACCGCGCAAATGGAGCAAGCCAGCAAGCGGCTTTCCTCGATCGTGAATGAGCACATCACGAGCGGGCCTACGATGCGTAAAACGGCGGACGCTCTCACGGCGGGACAGAGGGCGGAGGCGGCGCCGCTCTACGAACAGGCCTTCAAGCCTGGAAGTGTCGCTCCTCTCAAAAAACAGTTTGAATTTGAATTAAACGCTATTTTAAAGAGCACGAAGGAAGCCACTGAAGAACTCGCGGCTGCGCAACGCGTGTCGTTGCAGGCGGCAGCGAAGGTGCATCGCGCCGGAAACAATGTTTATGCGACGAACGCAGCCCTGCGTGCCAAGCAGGAGGCAGAGCAGGCACTGCGCGATGCGCAAACCAAAGTTGCGGCGGCGCGCAAGCAGAGTATCGAAGTTTTGTCCCGGTTGCGGGAGGCGCAGAACGCAGAACAAGCCGGCCAACGCGGCGGCGTCTGGTCGCCTCGAATTCAACAGTTTCTGACGGACCCGACAATTAAGCCAGCAATCGCGAAAGGGATGGAGATTCAGCGACTGTTAGCACTTGCAGAAGGTCGAAAGTTCGATCCTTATGACTTTGCAATCATCGGCGAGAAAGACGGAGAGCCGGTTGTAGGCCGGGTGCCGAACATGCGCCTTCTCGATGCAGTGAAAAAAGGCATCGATGACATGCTTGAACACTACCGCAGCGATATAACAGGAAAACTGGTTCTTGATGAACGCGGGAGAGCGCTTGATCAGGCGCGGCGCTCATACATCACAGCGGTTGACGAACTGAATCCGATATATGCCAAGGCGCGCGCGGCATACGCGGGGCCGGCCGCGTCCAAGGGAACGATGCTGCTCGGCTCGAAGCATTTTGGCCGACATGTCGAAGACAACCAGCAACTTTTTGAAGAACTATCGCCGTCACAGAAACAATTCTACCTCGTCGGCGTCGCCGATCACTTGCGGGACAAGATTTCCGAAAAGGGCGTCACTGCCCCGATCGTGGCCGGGCTCAAGGAAGGATCGCATAACAATCGCGTGAAAGAGCAAATGAAGATGCTCTTTCCTGATGAGGCAAAGTTCAAAAGCTTTTTGGCTGCCGTCACAGATGAGCGGACGATTTTCGAACGTGCGGGTGAGCGACTCAAGGGTTCTCCTAGTGCGGAACGGCTGGCGGCGGATGCAGAAAACGGGATTTCAGCGGCCGGCCACGCGATCGCGGCCGGTGGTCATATCGCGAGCGGAAACCCCCTCGGCGCGGCGGCGGCTCTCGCTCGTGCGAAACGCGACCTCGGCATCATCGGCAACCATCGCGTAAACGAAGCCATGGCCAAAATCCTATTCGACCCCTCGATTGATCTCAATTCGGCCGAGGGCCTTAAGTTCGCGGCGCGTGTGCCGCTTCCCCGAGACAAGCTCCTTTCCTACGCTCGGCGGTTCCGGCAATTGACCGGGCCCGGCGCCGCTGTCGCTGGCGTCGCCGCGGGCCAGGGCGAGCAGCCAGGCGACCAATGAAACGCCGAGAATTCGGATTGTGTTATCGTCCATGCGCCGCACAATAGGCCCGGAAGATGACGTTTCGCCAGAGTGCAACGGCCTGGTGCCCGAGATAGACCCGGCGGATGACGAATACGTGACCGATCCGATTGACGAAGAAGGCGATGACGAGTGAGAATTTTATGTCTCGACCCGCAAGCCAACGCGCTCGATTGGCTGATGCGCTGCGTCGAAGCCGGACACCAGGTCCGCTGGTGCGTCCCCAACAAGCCACGCCTGCGCCCCATCGGCATCGGCCTCGTCGAACGGGTTGACGACTGGCGCGGCTGGGTCCGCTGGGCCGATATGATCTTTCTTACCGACAACACAACCTTCATGCGCGAGATCGATGCGGTGCGCCTGCAGGGCGGCCCGGTTGTTGTCGGCGCGACCGCGGCAACCGCTGAATGGGAGTTGGATCGCGACAAGGGAATGGCGATGTTCCGCAGCAAAGGCATCGCGGTTGCCGATTCGAAGTCCTTCACAGATTACGACGCCGCGATTCGTTTCGTGAAAAAAGAAGACCGGCCGTTCGTGTCCAAGCCATCGGGGGATGCCGACAAGGCGCTGTCCTATGTCGCAAAAACGCCGGAAGATATGATCTTCATGCTGGAACGGTGGAAGCGGCTCGGGAAGCTCAAGGCGCCCTTTATCCTGCAGGAGAAGATCGACGGTTGCGAGGCCGCGGTCGGCGGTTGGTTCGGGCCGCGCGGCTTCGTCGATGGCTGGTGCGAAAATTGGGAGTTCAAGAAGCTCTGCGACGGCGATCGCGGGCCGAATACAGGGGAACAAGGAACGATCGCGCGCTATGTCTCGCGCTCGAAACTGGCGCGGAAAGTCCTCGAACCATTTGCGCCCGACCTGGCGCGCGCGGGCTATGTCGGATACATCGACGTGAACACGATAATCGACGACAAGGGCACGCCCTGGCCGCTCGAATTCACCATGCGGCCGGGCTGGCCCACCTTTAACATACAAGGGGCCCTGCATGGCGGAGACCCTGCCGAATGGCTGCTCGATCTGGCCACCGGGCGGATGACGGCGCCGTGGGAGCTCGACACGGTCGCGGCCGGCGTCGTGCTCTCGATTCCTGACTATCCTTTCAACAAGCTTCCGATCGATGACGTCTGCGGTATCCCGATTTACGGCGTAAAGCCCGCGATGAAGGCGAACCTGCACCCGTGCGAGTGCGCCCTCGGAATCGCGCCGCAACGCATCGGCGACAAGATCGAAACGGCTCCGATCATGGTCACCGCGGGCACATACATCCTTGTCGGCAGCGGCACCGGCGCGACCGTGGAAGAAGCCAGGCGGCACGCGTATCAGCTTCTCGACCGCGTTTCGCTGCCGAACTCGCCTATGTATCGATCAGATATCGGGCAGCGGTTGCGCTGGGAGCTGCCGAAGGTTCAGCCGCACGGGTATGCGGTCGGGCTCGAATACGCGGTGGGTTGAGTGCCGTCGCGGCACTCGGGCGTGCGAGGCCAGCCAACAGGCCACGCCAGAGGGTAAGAGCTTGGTGCCTCAGGCATCATCCGGCTCTTATGTTTCCGGTGCCGTAGCCTTCCATGATGTCGTCAAGCTCGCGGTGCGGGTCGTAGGCGGCTTCGTGCGGCGTCTGCACCGCCTTCGCCTTCCCGAAATCAATCCCGGTCTGCCGCAGGCGCTCAAGCAGCGCCAACCGCTCGTCATTGAACTGCCGCAGCGCGTTCCGCAGCTTCGTAATAAAATCATCGTCGCGATGGTAGCGCGCGTGTGCGTAGGGGAAATTCGGGTGGTAGGCGAAGCCATCGATCCAATCGAGCTCGCGGATGTATAGCTGGCCCTGGATTTGGCACTTGTGCTTTGCCGCCGACTCGTCGCTCTTGCCTGGAGCGGCCGGCTTGTCACGGCCGAAGCCGTTCGCGAAGTAAGCAATCATCGTTTGCGCCGCCGGGCACTTAATCTCGACCGCGCCCACCAGTGCGCCGCCGGCGCCGAATACCAGCCGGTCTATGCTGGCGCCCGCCATGCCGTCATCGGTTGTGACGAAGCCTTCAACGCCGGTGCTCACGTCGAACATGGCTTCGTAGGCGCGCGCGGCGTCGGGCTCGCGTTCCTTCCCGCGCTCCATGTGCTCGGTTCCCACAAAGGAGTCGGATGGAACGCCGGTGAGAGTTTCTGCCACAAGCTGATACATATAGGCGTGGCGCTGCTCCGAAAGCTCGCATTTCGCTGGCGTGATGATCTTGGAAAAATTCGATGCGGTAGGGATGCCAAGCCGAAGCGCGTGCCATTCCGCCGTTCCCTGAACGCAATTATGAACGATCATTGTTTCGCCTTCGCCATTTGCTTCTTCTGTAAAAGCATGTTCCGCGCAACCGTGTAGTTCGCGCGCTCCATTTCAGTCAGGTCGTTTATTCCGAACTGCGTATAAAAACGCTGTAGGTCGCTCTTTGTCTCCGCAAGCATTTTTATAAGATCGTCGGCCTGCTCTTGCGTGATGTAAACCTTGCCGCCCCGAACCCCGTCATCGTCGGCACCCTCTCGCACGATGCGGAACGCCATTTCGGTCAGGTAGCGGTAGCAGTAGGACATGGTGCTACCCATCGCCTGCAAATTGTTCCGGCCCGGCCCCGTGTCCAAAGGCAGCGGAAGCGTGAACACTTCGCTGTGCCGGCCGCGCCGCAACGTCATGCTGCACACCGCACCGCCGCCGTCTCTACCCCGCTCCGTCGCGCTGAACGAATACGAAAATCCGTATTTATGGGCGATCGGCCGCACAATCGCGTCAACGTCCTCGTATTTCGCAAACGGAATGGAGCCGCGCGGCCGCCCGGTGTTCTTGTCCACCCCGAGGTCGATTGTTCCGTTCTTTTTCACGCGCGGCATTTCGGCCTGCGCTTGATACAGGGCTTCATTGAACGCCTCGCGCGCCTCGTCGTCGCGCACTTCGCGTTGCAGGCGCAGCAGAACCTCCAGCTTGCTTTCGCTGATGTTCGGATCGTGGATTGCCTGGGCTATGAAGTTCATCATTGATGGCGGCTCAGGCGCGGCCGGAAGCGCGGGCGGCTGCACTTCGCCGAGGTCAATGGTCTCGCCCGCCCCCTCGGCGGTAGGCTCTTCGCTCATTTATTTTCCAATCAGCCAAAAACCAGCGCGGCAGCGCCGGCCAAAGCGGCAACCGCTAGCAGCGCAACGTTCGTGTAAAGCTCGCGACGGGTCATGCCGCCACAACCGAAACGCTCGGGGGCGCCTGGCACTCCCGCTCGGGAAAGCCGCAATCGCAATCAGGCCAGCGGCAGTTTGCCGGAAGCGGTTTCTTGACCTGCTGGCGTCCGCTCGCGAGGATCGTTTCTACGTCGCGAATTAAAAAATCCAACGCGTAGCCCGGCGGCAGTTGGGCTGCTATCGCGCGATAGTGCCGGGCGTTCTCAAGCGCCTGCTCCAGCGCGGCCTCTATCGTCGGGTAAAATTGGCCCGTCTGGTCGCGAAACGCGTCCTCGACCGGCGTAATCCATGCCTGGAGCGTCATGGCGAAACCCGCTCGCTCGCCGGAACCAAAGGCGGATCATCGTCTATATCCAGGGCGAAATAATGTATCCGAAGAATTTCATCTTCCGTGAACCGTGGCGGATAATAGCTCCGGCTCACACCCCACACGCCCCAGGCCGTGAACCAAGTTCCGCCTGTCTCGGGGCACTTGGTCACAGAAAAGCCCGGCAAGTCGCGCCGGTCCTGCGGAACACCAGCTTGATCCAACAGGTCGGTTGTCCACCCGCTCATGGCTCGACATTCCGCAGCACGGTGGCGGCCGCCTTGCGCACCAGCGTTTCGCGCGCGCCGGGCTTGCTTTCGAAGTCGCCGTCTTTCGTGCGGCGCATCTCCACGCCGAACAGCAGATGCGCGAGCGCGCGGTCGCCGGTCTCGCGCGCGAGGAAAAAGCGGTTTTCGGTGGTCTCGACGATTATCCTACGCATTTTCAATGCCTTCCGTGGGGCGCCGGAGCGGGCGCGTCTGGTGTGGCTTCTTCATACCCGAGAAGAAAATTTTTGGCAATAATTTATTTTCAGATAATTTCCTCTCTTGCTTATGCCGTCCGAGCGCGGCATGGTGGCGCACATGAGACTCGTCGAATATCTTTTGCGAGAGAAGCTGAAGGGTCGGAACGGCTATGAGTTTGCCGAAAAAGTCGGCATCTCTACCGGCCATCTGCATCAAATTAAGTTCGGCAAGAGCGCGCCCCGAATCGATGTCGCCGTGCGCATCGTTGAGGTAAGCGGAGGCGTCGTCACTTTGGACGATCTGCTGGCGGACGCTCCAAAATCCCAACAGGAGGCGGCTTAATGCCGTCTGACGATCTGGATGCCAGGGCCTATTTGCGCCGACGTCCGCCGCCGCCTGCCTGGCCGTTCGTGCTGCTCTTCACGGCGCCCACGGCCTACATGCTGGGCCACGTCTGGGGATGGTGGGGCTGGTTCCCGTTTCTCAGCTTTTAATAAATATTCGTGGGGGGCGCGCATTTGATCTGGTCTGAAGAAAACGATGATCGCCTGCGCGCCCTCTGGGCAGTGGTGCCGCATTTGTCTTATCGGCAGATCGGCCAGAAGCTCGGCGGCGCATCGAAAAACGCGGTGCGCGGCAGGGCTGCGCGGATAGGCCTTACGCTGCGCGAACAGCCCGCCCGCCTCCCGCGCCCGCCCCGAGCCGCGCCGCTGCCCCGCACGACACTTCCGCCGCTACCGTCACTTCAAGGAATCTCATAAAATGGCGACTAAGCTCAAAGACCCCAATCGTGTTGTCGCGGGAATCTCGCCGAAAAAGTTCCTCCACCACTTTAATGAGATTCGAAACGCGAAATTTAAACAGGATCAGGCGGTCGGCGTCACACGCAACCTGCGAAAGCAAGCCAAGGCCGATGGCGTAAACCTCGATGCCCTCGCGATGATGGAGCGGCTCGCAAACCTGCCGCCGGACGAAGCCAAGGACCTGCTACAGCAGTTCGGCTTTTATTCCACTGTCACGAACCAGGAATATGCAGACCTACCGCTCTGGGCGGCGGCGGGTCACGGCGTGGCGTCCGAAAAGCTGCTTACGCAGCAGGCGCTCGAAGATGCAGAGCACGCCGGGCGCCTGGTCGGCTGCAAGGGCGGCGCCAAGAGCGACAATCCCCACAATCCGGGCAGCGAATTCCACGTTCGGTGGGATTCCGGCTTCAATGACGGCTACGAGTTTTTCGAGCAGCGGCCCGCGATCGAAAAGAAGGTTACCGCAGCCAGCGGGCGGGGCCGCGGCCGTCCGCCGGGGGCGAAGAATAAGCCCAAGGGCCACGGCATTCCGCTCGCAGCTGCGCCAACACTGTCCGCGCCGGCGACGGTGCAGTGATCCTTGCTTTAGACCTTTCGCAAAATGTCGGCTGGGCGGCGGGGAAACCCGGTGCCCTGCCAGCGGGAGGAGTCAAAACCCTGCCCCCGATCATAAACGCCGGCCGCATGTTCAACGCCTATGGCGACTGGCTCTGCGACGCGCTCTCGGGCGACCTCGAAGAGCTTGGCGGCGTTGCACCGTCCCTCGTCGTGACCGAAGCGCCGATGGAGTTGCAGGCCATGGCGCGCGTCAACACGCCGTTTCTGGTGCTCTACCAGCAGGTTGGCCTGGCCGCGGTGACGGATTACCTATGCGACCGGTATGACATCGAGTGCCACTCGGTTCCCGTGCTCACGGCCCGCCAGAAGATTCTCGGGCGGTCACGCGGCTGGGACAAAGAGGGCGGCGAGATCATGCGGGAGCTCGAATCCAGGGGCTACAGCGGCCTTGCAGACCACAATCACGCCGACGCCCTGCTGATCTGGCTCTATGCCTGCGCCGTTCGCCGTGAGGCCGCCGCCGCATGATGTTGGATTACGCTTCCTCGATCGGCGGCGACCCTCCACACGCCCGTGCCGACGATCGCGCGGTCGAACGCTGGCTGCGCGTCTTTCTCAAGCCCTACGCCCGATTTTGCGCCATGCTCGCCGTCGCGGGCGAGGAAGAGCACGACGACGCGCGAGTCGAATTTTTCATCGCCGTCGCGCAAACCGCCTGCCGCCATGGCTATTCGCTCGCCCTGGCGCAGCGCATAGCGCTCGGCGAATGGGCCGCCGCTCTCGCCGCCGCGCGCGCCGCCGTGGATGCCGTGGTGCGCGCCGTCCGCCCCCGCATTTGGCGCACCGAGCCCGGCGAGGAAGTGCTCAAAGCAGCGATGGCCGCCGACACAAACGCTATCCTGCCGCGCGAACTGCTCCTCGATGTCTGTTCGAAGGTCGCTCAAGCGAGGGGCCGGCGCCGTGTCCGAAATAGATGACAGGGTGTATGGAAAGCCCCAGTTGGTCGGCGCCGAAACGCGCCCGCTGGTGCTGCACCGTGCCCGCCTGCCCGACCCGGCGACCATCCCCCCACGCAAGTGGCTGCTCGGCACGCAGGCGCTCCGCGGCTACGTCTCCGTCCTTGTCGCGCCCGGCGGCACCGGCAAGAGCGCTTACGCTATGACCGCAGCCCTTTCCCTCGCCACCGGCCAGAAGATGCTCGGCATACACGTGTGGGAGCGGGTCAACGTCGCGGTTATCAACGAAGACCCGATGGAAGAGCTGGAGCGCCGGCTCGCCGCCCTCATCATCCGGCACCGCGTTGACGACACCGAAGTCGAAGGGCGGTATTTCCTAAACTCAATGGAAGATGATCCTGTCATCATCGCCACAAAGGGACCGGACGGATTCACGGTTGTTCACCCTTCGGAAGCCGCGCTAACCGAACAGATAATCACAAATCAAATCGGTTTCCTCGTTGTCGATCCCTTCGCGGAATCGCACACACTCGAAGAAAATTCGAACCCCGACATGATCGCCGCGGCCTCCGCCTGGCGCCGCATCGCACGCCGCACGAGCTCCGCAATTTTTCTCGTGCATCACGTCCGCAAGGGCGCAAACGAGGGCGGTATCGACGCCGCCCGCGGCGCAAAGGGACTCACGGATTCCGCGCGCGTCGGCCTGCTCATGCAGGTCATGACCGAGACCGAAGCAGAATCACTCAATATACCGACGAAAGAACGATACACATACGTCCGAATTGACGATGCGAAAACGAACCTTTCGCAGCGCACAGACGAAGCAAGATGGTTCAAGCTAGACACAGTGGAATTAAATAATCCAACGCGCGATTACCCGCACGGCGACAAGGTTGTCGCCATCGTCCCGTGGCGCGCGCCTAAGCTCTTCTCCACCACAACCCCAGCTCAAATAAACGAGGTTCTCGACCTAATCGCCGCCGGCCCCGAGCAGGGCGTCCTCTTCGGCGGAACCGCCCGCGGCGGATCGGAACGCTGGGCCGGAAAGGTCATCCGCAGAATCTGCGACGTATCCGATATGCAGGCGCAAGCCATGCTCGACGCCTGGCTAAGTTCCGGGCTCCTTTTCCTGTCGGAATTCAAAAATCCACACACACGCAAGGTCATCAACGGCCTGCGGGTCGATAACTCAAAGAGGCCCTGATGTTGCTCGCCGTCCAAATAGATACGTCCCGATTGACCATTCGCCGCGACGGCGAGCCGACCCTCGTCATCCGCGCGTCTTTGCGCCAAATGGCCGCCTCAATACTGGTTTTTGGCGCGGTTTTTGGCGCTTTCGGGCTGGAGGTGGCACCCCCCCCTACTTTTGCGCCAAATGGTTTTGTTTTTTCAAAACCATTTGGCGCTAAAGTAGGGGGGGGGAGGCCACCCTCGCCCCCATTTGGCGCGCACATTTGGCGCGCGTTTTGGCGCAATTCGGAGCAAAAGTTTTGGCGCAAACAAATCCACCAGCGGCGGCGCTAAACAGCCTCACCGTATTGTCCGCCTGCTTTGCCTCGGTCGCCATCACACAATCTCCTTCGCATAAGCCAGAGCATCCGCAATCTTCGCGGCAAGTGTTTGCATCTTTGCGCACCGCGTGAACTCGCCATCCTCGAATCTCTCATCGAGAATGGCATACAGCGCCTCGGCGTCACGTGAGGCTGCGTCGCGGGCTTCGTTAAACTGGTGCGCCAATTCTGAATTGCCGTCGGCAAATTCCAGGGGCGTCTCATAGTCGTGATACATGCGCACGCCGCGTTCGGTGGTGTAGGGCATCACACAGCCTCCGCAACGGGCGCGGTGGCACGGATCATGCGCTCGACCAATTCGAGAGCGGAAAGTTGGAGTTCGTCCCGCGTAGGCTTTAACGCAGCCCGCGCCGCAGCCCACGCCGCATCCCGCGCCGCAGCGCCCGCCGCAGCCCACGCCGCATCAGCCCCCGCCGCCGCAGCCCGCGCCGCATCCCACGCCGCAGCCGCCGCAGCTGCCGCCGTAACTGTTTTGCTGCTTTCGATCGCCATCTCGTCTCTCCTGCCGCCTCGGGCGGTGGTTGTGTGTTTAACGCGCAAGGGCCGCTTTGCCTGACTCGGTTATCGATGCCGATGCATGACCGCCCGCATAGTAGGAATCGTGCATGTATCCCTTAGCGATCAGCGCCTTAACCTGCGCAGTGACCGGAACGCCGTCCATCAGCCAAGTCCAAACGTAACGAATGCAGACTCCCGAAACGCATTCCTGCTTCAGCACCTCGCGCTGTTTGGGTGTCAGGCTCCGATTAGGATGGTTCGTCATCTTGCCTCTCCGCCCCTGATCCGCGAGGCGCCGGTTGGTGAAAGGGAGATAAGCACAGGCTTGCGGCTCTTGCAAGCCAGTAAATCGCCTAACGACGAAAAAACTTGCTTGACGTGAAAGTGGAGGCCGTGCAGGGTGCCCGTCATGCACCTAAAAGATTTCCTCCGGCCCCCCGATGGCCGCAAACTTAGCAACGCCGAGTTCGGCAGGCAGATAGGCCGCTCTGAGGCCACCATCTATCGCTGGGTAGAGGGCGAGGCTATGCCAGGGCCGGAAGGGCTCAGGCAGCTTTTTAAGGCCACTGACGGGCAAGTCACGGCGACGGATATGCTGAATGGGTTGAAGGCAAAGCGCGAGGACGCCAATGCCCTTTGACTCCCCCCTAGCCCTATCCGGCGCCCTCGGATGGGCAGACCACGCCGCAGCCCAAAACCACCGAAGACCCATACGTCCGCGCCAATCGCGAAAGCGTGAAAGCATTTGAACGTGACAACCGCCAGCCTGAAACCACCCTACGGCGATGCGAATTTTTTTGTTGACTTTATACACTAGCGGTGTATGGTCCGACCGTTCCCGGCGGAATGGTCCGCTGGACGAGGTGGAGAACCAAAATGTTCACGGTTTATCGCTCTACGGACGGCGACAACGCGCAGTCTGGCTTGTCTTTGGCAGATGCTGCGGCCCAAATGCTGGAGCACGACGGTCGCGACTGGGAGATTCGCGCCGAAGAAGGAGGCGGGTTCCGCATCTGGAACACTTATCAGAACCACGCGCGCCCCTGGGTTTCCACCCGCTTCTTTTCCGCCGAGGAAACCCTGGAGGCAGCCGAGGTTGAGCTTTTCGAGGACGTCATTTCTGACCGCGTGAACGGCCTAGAGTGCGTCTCGGACGCGGAATACGAAGCCCTGATTGACGTCGCCGCGGAAGACGATATCGACGCATGATCACCGCCTACGCCCTTCTGCTGGACCGCTGCGGCCTCTCACACCGGGAGGCCGCTCTGCTGCACGCGGTGCGGCCCGACACCGTGAAAAGCTGGGCCGCCGGGCGCAACCGGCCGCCGCCGGGCGCTGTGGCCGAGCTGCGGGCGCTTTACGCCAAAATCGAGCGGGCCGCGCGCGAGGCTGTGGCTCAGATCGTGCGTGCGGGCGCCGCACCCGATCTGATCGAGCTGGGGCTGGCATCCGACGACCAGGAAGCGCGGGGGCTGGGGTGGCCTTGCGTGGGCACGCAGGCGGCCGTGCTGGGCCTTGTGGCTGCCTGGGCGGCGGTGCCGGTGGCAGTTGTGCCGCAGGGTTCGACCCGCGCCACAGCGGCGGCGGCGGACACGCACGACGCTGGTTCGCTTTTAAGAGGCAATCAAGCCACTGCCAGTGAGCCCAAGTTTCGTGCAGTGAAATCTAGCGCGCGAGAGCGTAAGTGCTTCGCCGCAGCCCACGCCGAATCCCACGCCGCGCCATCGAAAACGCACAGAACATCGACCAAAGGTCTGAAAGAATTGCGTAAAACGGCACAATTAGCTAAGGCGCGCGGGCTGTGAGCGGCACCGAAATCCAGCAGATTGTGCCCCCGCGTAGGGGCTATGGCGGTCCTCCACGCGGGCCCGCGGCCGGTCGCACGTCGATTCGGCGCGTCGGTAACGAGGTTATGGCGATCCTCGCCAGCCATGCGCCGGCGCTGGCAGAGCGTATGTGCCGGGTCGCGTTGGAAACCACCGACGAGAGGGTACTCGCGGTCGTCGGTGACAAGGTGATCGGGTATGTCGCCGGCACCGCCTCTGAGCGGGCCAGAATGGGCGGCGAGGGCAGCGTGTCGGCGCTGGATACCTCGCACCTCACGCCCGAGGAAACGGCCGAGGCGCTGCACTGCTGCGAGCGGATTATCCACTTCCAGGCTTTAATCGAGCAGCGGCGTGCGGCTTCGGCTGGTGGGCCTGTGGTAGAGGGATAAAAAGTTTAGCGGCTCTAATTTTCCGCTTACACTTCCGGCGGTGGGCGGGTATGAGGATCGGGCCGGGCAATTAGGCGTTTCCGCTTTCCCGGCACATCGCCCAGGTGTATCACCCGTGACCCCGACCGTTGCCACGCTCTGCCGCCAGATAGGCTGGACGCCTGGCGAACTCGCCAGGCGTGCCGGGGTCAACCCGCGCACGGCGCGCCGGTGGGTCGCCGGCGATATCGAGCCGCCCGAGCTGGTGCGCGAGTGGCTGGTCAAGATAGCCGAGGCCGTCCTGCTGGCCGGCAGCGTTGGGCTGGCGGCGTCTCAAGTGCCGCGGGTCGTGCCGTGACGGTGCGCGAGGCGCTCGCGGAGGTCTCCAGGGCGGTGAACTCCGAACGCTACACCCGGAAGACCGCGCCATCCTACCAGGGGAAGTGCGAGCAGACCGATAAGGCGCTGGATGATCTACGCGCAGCGCTGGCGAGGGAACGGGCCGGATGAGCGACCGCGAGTATGCTTTCGCGCTCGCCTCGTTGGGCTTATCCCCCCGCGGCGGCGCGGTGCTTTTAGGCGTGGCGCCCGAGCGGAGCTTTCGGTGGGTGGTTGGCGCGGAGCGCGTGCCGGTGGGCTGTGAGCGGCTTATTCTGTCGTGCCTGCGCTACCCTGAATTGTTGAGGATGTTTCTTTCGCCATGACGAAAAAAGAAGAGTTCGAAAACCGGGCGGGCGATGCGGTCAACGCGTGCGTGGCGGCCACGTATGGTGTGTTCGAACAGAACGGGTTTCCGGTGGCAGGCTGCATGCTTGTCGTCGTGACCGGAACGGTGGCTGTCGGCGCGGTTGCCTATCATCCCGAAGCTTATCCGACTGACGCGGAGTTCCTCGACCGGGTAGAGGCGTGGATAGCGGAGCGGCGCCACGACATCGCCGGCAGCAAGGGCAGACTTAACTAGGAAAGGATTACCATGTCTCACGATCTGGAACAGCGCCGGTATGCGCTCGAAATCGCGCACTCTGAGACGCAGCACCCGGCGGATGTTGTCGAGCGGGCCGAGCATTACCTCGGGTTTCTGTTCCCGCTCGAGGTGCGCGGCGAGGACGGCGTCGGCATGGTGAAGACCGAATCCCTGCGGTTCGACGAGGCAGAGCGCGACCGCAGCGCTGCGTGATGCTGATCGAGCTGCCCGATGTCGATTTCGCCGGCACGGTGGCCGGGACGCGTCGGCTTGGGTCGCTCGCTGAGGTCCGCGCCGATCGGGTCGGCGCGCATGAGTCGCTGTTCAGCCACCGGCACCCGCTGGCGACGTGCGAGGCGCAGCGCCAGGCCATCCTGGACCTGCACGGGCCGGCGCCGCGCATCATCGTGAAGGCATTCCGTGGGTTCGCGAAGTCCACCCTGGCGGAGGAGGCTGTGACGATCCAGGCCGGGCTTGAGGAATGGTGCTACGGCGTGATCCTCGGCAACACGGTCCCCAGCGCGATGCAGCGGCTGGCCTCGATCAAGCGGGAGATAAATCAGAACACGCGCCTGATGGATATCTTCGGCGACCTGCGCGGCCCGATCTGGCGCGAGGGGTATATCGAGCTTTCGTCGGGCGTTTCTCTCCACGCGTGGGGCGCTCGGCAATCGATGCGCGGGGCCAAGCAGGTCACGCGCCCGGATTTCGTGCTGATAGACGATCTGGAAGATATTGAGTGGGTCCGATCTGCCGAGGCGATCGAGCAAAACAGCATCTGGTTTTTCTCGGAATTCCTTCCCGCGCTGGCCGATAGCTTGCGCACGCCGATCCGCTGGATCGGCACGCCGCTGGCGGAGAACTGTCTGTTGAATCAGATGGCCGCGAGCGGTGACTTCCTGGAACACATCTATCCCGTGAAGCACCTCGACCTAGAAACAGGCGAATGGCTGCCGACCTGGGAAGCGAAATATTCCATGGCCGACATAGATAAGTTGGAAGAAAACTACACGAAAACCGGAAGGCATCGCGAGTTCGTCCAAGAATACATGTGCGAATCGGATAGCAAGACGGAAGTTTTGTTTACAAAGGATATGTTCCACTACCGGCCGGAAAAGCCTCGCGTGTGGCAGGGGCTCTACGGGATGATCGACCCGGCGCGCACGACCAAGAAGAAGAGCGCGATGACGGGGTGGGCGGTTTGGTCCTGGGACGGGGGCGGGCGGCTTACAATCTGGGAGGCGGGCGGTGCGTATCTGAAGCCGGACGAAATCATCAAGCTGATGTTCGACCTTCACGGGCGGTGGGGCCTGATCGAACTCGGGATCGAAGAGGACGGGCTGAACGAATGGGCAACGCAACCGATCCGAGACATGCAGGTCAAGCGCGGGACAATTCCGTTCCGGGCAATGCGCGCGCCGCACGGCAAGATCGACTTCATCAAGGGGCTACAACCGTATTTCAAGGCGAACACGGTTACGCTCGTGGGCACGCCTGACGCGTTCGCGGTGCTCACGGAGCAGCTGCTTTCGTTCCCGCGGTTGCTGATCGACGTCCCGAACGCGCTTGCCTACGCGCTGATGATGCGAGCCGGCGAACTGGTCTATCCCGACTTCTCGCCGGAAAATATCACGGAAACGGAAGAGATTGTTGAGGACGAACCGATCTACCTGGCGATGAACGCGGATGGGCAATGGGTTACGGCGGCGCTTGTGCAGGTGGTGCGGGGCAGCGTGCGCGTTCTGGCCGATTACGTCGCCGAGGGCACGCCAGGTGACGTCGCCGGCGACGTGGTGCGCAAGGCTGTGCTCGCGACCGGGCGGAAGGTGAAGGCGGTGATCGGGCCGATCCACGGGGAGAAGTATCGGAATTTCGGCCTGGTGCAGGCTTTGATCCGGGCTGGCGCGCCTGGGGTGTTCGGCGCGGACCCTGCGAAGATCGGGCGCGCCCTGCTGCGGGACGCGCTGCAGAAGCGGTTGCGGGGCTCCGCTGGGTTCATGGTTTCGTCGGCGGCGGGGTGGACGCTGCGCGGGCTGACCGGCGGTTACTGCTTTCCCATCGGCAGCGGGAATGTTATGGCGTCGGAACCCCAGCGGGGCGCCTATCGCACCCTGATCGAAGGATTGGAATCGTTCGTTGGTCTGGCAGCCCTTTCGTCGTCGGATGACGATGACTCCGAGCCCGGTAGCTGGGCCTATACCAAGGACGGGCGGCGCTATCGATCTGCTTTACGGACCCGACAATAGGAGCGGCAGTATGGAAACGGGAAAAACAATTGCGGACCAGCGTGTGATGGATCGAGCGGCATCGAATGGCCGTCCGGTCGCGGGGGAGCCGGCTCGGAGCGTGCTGCGGCGGCGCGACCCGGCGCGGCCGGGGCACTTCCTGGATGAGGCGCCGGCGAAGTCGCTTTCGGAGGTTGTGGCCCGGAATCCGAGCGGCGCGGTGCTCCCGGCCGGCGCGCGGGAAACCGTGCCGCCGCGCCAGCAGGATGGGCGTAGCCATTTCCAGCTGGCCGAGCAGGCGCTGGCGCAGCGCA